TCAGTGAAAGAATGCGCCATGCATTAGATGCGGTCTACCTCCCATTTGAGGGCAAAGGATCTTTCGATGCACTTAGTTGATTACCATCGGTTAGCCATTTACAAAAAAATTCTGGCCCTGCCGATAGACCCCACGATCAAGGATCGCATCGGCCACCGGATCACGGCCCCGATTAAATCACCGCCCAAAAAAACTGAACGAGTAAAAACCCAGTTTATTTCCCACCTGATGCATCGTGAGTTGGGGCACGAGGGGGATCTATGACGCGGCTCCGGTTTGTGTTTGCGGAAGGCTTTGAAGAACGGAAGCTACTCTTACAACAAGGGCTAGAGTCTGTGGCTATCCCAGACCATATGCACGCCGCCATTACCCGTTACGTGTTAGACCATCAACGCCCAGGGGGATTCCTCACGGCACTCCTGAAAAATGATCTATTCACAGCGGTGCCCCTGGCAGATAGTGCTAATCGTAAAGCGTTGCATGATTGGGTCAGATTGTTATATAACTATTGTCCAGCAGACTGCTACGGCAATGAAGAAGCTGTAGAACACTGGTTAGAGAATCTGGAAATGGAGTGAACATGGCAGCGGGTGAAAATTCAATAACACTATACAAGCGTGATGAACCCACAAAAAACGGGGATTTGGTGTACCGCCGCGATGGAGTGCGTGCCAGCGTGTACGTGAACAAGCGGAATTTTTTACGTGGGGAAGCCCCGGATGTGATCACCGTATCTTCTGATGATCCGATCTTCCGCCGTCCCGTGGGAGAAATTGACCCAGACGTAGCCGCCGCCCGCGTGCAACAGCTTCAAGCCAAAGCCGACCGGAAACGGGATCAAGCTGGGGAACTGCTCGAAAAAGCCCGCACCCTGTCGAGCCAAGCCGAGCAGGAAGCCGCCAAGTTGTGATGAAGCAGATCGAAGTGGTGCTACACCCTTCAGCCAGCAAATTAATAACGTACAGTCCACCAGGGATTAAAGCCAGTTATAGCTTTAACCAGAAAATGTTTGCTGATGCGGTGACCCCCCCGGAACGCCTGACGATTACCGGCACCGGCTTCCGTTCACCGCCTGACCCGGTGGCAGAGGCTACGGCTCATGTAGCGCGGTTACGGGAACGTGCAGCCAAGGCAGCAGAACGTGCGGCCACAGCCACGGCCATTGCGGAACGCTACGAAAAGCGTGCTACCAATGCCTGATCCCGTCCTGTTTAGTTCTAAAAAAACAGAATGGGAAACGCCCGCCGCCTTGTTTGCGGATCTAGACCGGGAATTTCAGTTTACGTTTGATATCTGTGCCTCTCCCGAAAATGCGAAACGTGATCAGTACTACACGATTGATCAAGATGCCCTAAAACTGCCGTGGGTGGGGCGGTGCTTTTGTAACCCCCCGTATGGCCGCAAAACCATCCAATGGGTAGCCAAGGCTGACGCAGAAATTCAACAGCCAGAATGCGAAGTGATCGTGATGCTCTTAGCCGCCCGTACCGACACGGGATGGTTCCACAGGTATCTGTGGGACAGGACACACCACCACGCACGCTCTGGGGTATCTGTGCGCTTCCTGCGGGGCCGTTTGCACTTCGGTGGGGGTGAACACCCAGCCCCCTTTCCTTCTCTCATTGCCATATGGCAGTAAGAACCCTGCTGGATGGCTTAGTAGCACGCCCGGACTGGCACCCGATAGCCCCGCCCAGCCTGGATGGGATTAATGAAGTTGCCCTGGATGTGGAAACGGATGGGCTGGCCTGGTGGAATCAGGATCGGCCCATTGGGTTCAGCCTCACGCTCCCCGATGGCACTACCAATTACTTTCCCTGGGGGCACCGTGGCGGCGGGAATCTGGATGAACAGGTCATGCACCGCTGGGCTGAACGTGAGCTACGCGGGAAGCACATTGTGAACCTCAATACCAAGTTTGATATTCACATGCTGTACGCCTGGGGAATCGATCTGGAAGCCCAGCACAATACGGTAAGTGATGTGGCCCACTACGCGGCACTGCTGGATGACCATCGGATGAAATTTAGTTTGGATGCCCTCACCCAGGACTACCTCGGTGAAGAAAAAGTGGGCAAGGAACTTGATGTTACCCGCATGGCAGATTATCACGCGGGCACGGTGGCCCCGCGTGCGGAAAGTGATACCCGCCAGGTCTGGCAGTTGAAGAAAAAAATGTGGCCGCTGCTGGATGCCCAAGACCTGCACCGCGTCCGGGCGGTGGAAGATGCGGTGATCTTTGTGGTCTGTGAAATGGAACGCAATGGCACACCTATCGATCTGGAACTGCTGGAGCAATGGATCACCGATTCAGAACAAGCCTATCTCCGCAGTTTGTGGAAAATTTACCGGGCAACAAACCTGAACATTAACCCGGCTTCCCCAAAAGATTTAGTTAAACTTTTTGGCAAGCTCCAGTTACCCATTGCAGAAACCCCAGAGGGAAGACCGAGTTTTACCGATTCCGTTTTAGACTCGCATACGCACCCCGTCATGGCCCAGGTACGCACGGCCAGGAAACTTGCCAGCTTACGGAGTAAGTATCTCTTGAAGTATCGGGACGCAGTAGGCAGTGATGGCATCCTGCGGTATGCGTTGCATCAACTGCGGGCCATGCCAGGGCCACTGGATACCCAGCGGGCGGCGGGCACGGTCACGGGCCGCTTTAGTTCAACAGCCATCCAAAAAGGCGTGGGGGTGAACATTCAGCAGGTCATGACCCCCGCCAAACAAATTGCCGCGTTTGGATCTGATCAATTTTTGATCCGACAGTTACACAAACCCGGATCGGGAATGTGGCTGAGTGCCGATGCCGCGCAGATCGAATACCGCTTGTTTGCGGCCAAGGCCCGGAATCCAAAAGTGCTGCAAGCGTATGCCGATGACCCCACGCTTTCCTTTCACAAACTGGTCTGGGATGAACTCAAAAAATTAAAACCAGACATTAGTTATAAGGCCACCAAAAATTTAAACTTCTGTAAACTATACGGCGGCGGCATTGTCAAAATTGCGGCCATGCTTGGAATGATTACCTCGGAAGAATTGCACACGCTGCAACAAGAAAAAGCGGGGTGGGCACATCCAAAATTGCAGGGGGCACGCCATGCGTTACAAATCTATGGCCGTGTGCTGCCTGAAGTGCAGCAGATGTTGAAGCGTACGAGTATGCTGGCAGAACAGCAGGGGTTTGTGACCACAGTGTTAGGGCGGCGGGCACGGCTGACCAAGCACTATTACAAAGCCCTGAACCGTGAGATCCAGGGTGGGGCGGCAGATATTATGAAACTCAAACTGGTTCAGTTGCACCAGGCCAGAAAAGAGACCGGGTTTGTCATGCGTTGCACGGTGCATGATGAAGTGGATGGGGATGCCCCGGATGCCGCGTGTATCGAAAAGGTGAATGCCGTGTTAGCTGCCCCGGCGGTGGATCTTCCCATTCCCATTTTATGGGAAACGAGTACGGGCACGACGTGGGGGGCGTGTGAATGAAGCGGGCTTTAAACGGAAGTTAGTGACGGCTTTAAAACAGCACATGCCGCACGCCTTAGTGCTACGGCATGAAGATCGCTTTAGCGCGGGCATTCCTGATCTGTCCGTCAGTGGGGGCGGGCGTACTACCTGGTGGGAAGTCAAACTTGCCAACCCCGGTTGCACCTCCAAACAAATTCAGCAGTACATCTGTGCAAGGTTAGACTCGGCAAACTTTTGCCGCTATCTGATCTATGAACTACGCACCAAAAATATTTGGGTAGTAAAGCCTGACCACTTCACTACATGGCGGCAGGATGGGAAAGCCTTTCCCACCATGGATGCTGCACTGGAATTTATGAAAGAGGTACATGATGCAGGGCACCATCATTCGGCTTCTTCCGAATAACGGGTATTGCTTCATCCGGGGTGAGGATAACATCTCCCGCTTTGCCCACGCCCGTGCGTTCCGTAACCCCCTGGAATTTGACCGGGCACGCGAAGGGCAGGGTGTGGAGTTTGACGCGGTGCAGGACACCAGCCCCACGGCCAAAGCGGGCGGGCTGCGGGCCATCAATATCGTGCTGCTTCCCGGCGGCTACGCGGTGCCTAAATTACCCACCTAAAAATAATTGAAAATAAACCTTGCTTTCTTTCTGGGGAATCTATAGAGTTACTTACATGACGTTTATCGCTGAACGGCCCAAGGGATTTAAACAGCACGAGTTTGATACCGCTGATCAGGTGTATCACCATCGTGAGCATGTAATTACCGCTGCCGATGGCACCACCTGGAACTGCACCGATTTTGTGCGGCTCACGGGCCGATTCACAGAGGGTTCTTCCCGTAAATCACACCGCTATACGCTAGGGCGATATTTAGACCGCACCATGCAGTTGAAGGGAGTCCCTTGCAAGTGCTTGCGGCTTTACCCGGCCAGCGGGGAATTTATTCCCGAGGAAGTCTCCACTTACATCGTGACAGAAAAAACACTAACCCAAAAAATAGAAGTTACTCCGATGCTAACCTTGACCGAGGATCTCACCCGCATGTATGGGGAACATTACGCCCCCGCAACACACGTAGCAAAAAAAGATTACCAATTTAAAGGCTAAATCATTGGGGTTTTTTATTTATTTAAAAATAATTGAAAATAAACCTTGCTTTCTTTCTGGGGAGTCTATAGAGTTATATCCATGATGTTGAACGACACACTAACCCGGGGAGACAAAAAGATGACACATTTAGAACACAGTGCCCCAAGTAAAAATTACTGCCCCGCAAGTCTTACATATGGGCACCCGCTTACAGAAGTAGTGAGATCGCTGGTATCACTCAACTGGTCTGGTGAAGAAGAACGTATAGCAGTTTATACCTGCCCACATTGCCAACGTGAATCTTCTGAGGGAGAAATCCAATCTGCTAGGAACTGATTAATTTTGGCTTTACAAAATAATAAAACTGTGTCGTTTAACACTAGGGGGGCTTCGGCTCCCCTTTTTTTTTGCTCAATAAACCCCAGAATCATTGGGGTTTTTTATTTATCTAAAAATAATTGAAAATAAACCTTGCTTTCTTTCTCTGGAGTCTGTAGTATTACTTACATGATGTTGAACGCAACACACCGGGGAGACAAGAAGATGACAAGAAAGCAAATTGCACTACGGAAAAAGTTTGGCCTTGCCACAACTACTAAAGCATTACAGAACAAAGATGGTGTGGTAAATGGCCCAGAAGATTTTATTATGGGTGGAGTAGTCAAGGGCTGGGAAAATATTACATGGTCTGTGGATACTCGCGGGAAAGTTATTGTAAAAGGCGGGCGGAAGCCATCCGCGTGGAACCGAAACTTTGATGCGAAGTAGTCAGAACCAGGGGGCTTCACGGCCCCCTTTATTGATGGAAAAAAGGAGAGAGACAATGGGACTGAACGAAGCAGAAATGGCTAAATACCGAAAGACGAGAACTAAATATCTGGAATCATTTTGTGAGTTTTATTATCTTTACGGCCCCACTGGAAATCTGATTGGGAAAGTAGACCAAAGGCATTGTGGCTTCGGTTGGTTGTGCTGCACCATGGGGATTGGTGACACCGTCCGACTGACTCCCAACCGACGCACCATTATTTTCACGGGCGGTGATATTGATGAGGAAGAGGACACCCACCCGTGCAATAGCTCAGACACATTCCAGTACCGTGTTTTGTCCGACTGCAAGGCGGTTTGGCTGGCTGACAAAGAAAATCAGGATTGGGTAGATGACGAGTTTTTTCGTCGAAGTAAGACATACAAACGCGCAGAAAAAAAACTGGATGCCTAACCATAAAATGTCTTAGGCGTGGATTAGGAGACACTCCGAAAATGAAATGTAACCCTGTACCCTGATGGAATACAGGACAACACCCGAGAGAACAGGGGGGGTGCAACCCCCCCTTTCTTTTTTATGATTACAGGAGATACAAAAAATGTGGATAGAAATAGGATTAATTCTGAGCTACACGGGCCTGGTGTGGATGTTCTGGAAAGAATATGGGGATTGCTTCGATGACACCCCAGAAGATGAAATGACCCAGAAAGAATTTATTTATCGGGACTGGAAATAAAGGGTTTTTATTTATTTAGTAGGGAACCCAGGGGGGGGCTTCGGCTCCCCTTTTTTTTGCTCAATACACGCGGCCATCAACGTATTCAGGCTTATCGTAGTGCGTAATCTTCGCCCCAATTTTTTCAGCCACAAATTGTGCCACATCATAATCGGGACTAGGATTGGATGGCACAGGATTCCAGGGGTGTTCTAATGTCCAGGAATTACACATACCCAGCAAGAGAGGATCTGTAGACTTCCACTCCCCCTCACTAAATCGTGCAACGTTTTTATCTAAAGTTATTTCTACCATTTTATACTTTGCTACAAAGTATACATGATTTATAAAAACTTATTAAGACCCTTAAAACTATTATTAGATTTTACTCATCAAGTATGTAGTACCGCAACTTATCTTGCTCCGTAAGTTGTAGAGAAATTGACTTAAATTTTTCACTCCCCCGTAAACTCCATTTAGAAGTGTCATGTGTATATTTTCGTTTAATAATTCGTTCATAGATAAAATCAAAAAGTTCCGGTTGCGTTCTGGCAAATGTTACAGGATCTTTAAACATTTGCTCCATTCCCGTTGTACTGACTTCTGTCGCACCTTGCCACCCGTCGCGCCGAGTCCGTATCTTATTAGCGTACCCTCTACCCCTTATTTCGTCTCGGACTACTCGATCTTGATCTAGCTCATACACTTTTCCGGTGTATACATCTCCTACGCCATCTGGATTCTGTCGAGTTTTCCAGGCATCATCATACGCCACTTCTCTTTTTTTATATCCTTTATCCCCAGTCCAATGACCCAACCAGCGTTTCGTATCCCCTTTAGTTCTGAGATCACGCCAACGTAGGGCTTCCGCTAAAACATCAGGGTTTCCATATTCAATGGTGTGCGTCAATTCATGCACAGTAGTACTTCTTCCACCACGGGATAAATCGCTCAGTACTAAATTTATGTCATAATCACGATCTCCAAGAGAACGTGCAAAGGCCCGATCACGTTCCCTATTCACTTTCACTTTCGCTGCACCCTTTTGTACCGTCAACGCTAAATCATCCCCTTCAGGTAGTGATGCGTATAAACTATCGTCTGTCATACGCCTCCATGCTTCTATCCCTTCATCTAATGCTTTCCTCTGTTCTTTTAATTTTTTAGTTTGAACCTTTTGTGAAAAACTTGGGGAGGTATCTACATCCACATTTGTATTACGAGTTTTGTTATAAATAAATTTTTCTAAAACTTCCTCATATTCACTTCTTTTGGCATCCTGTAATCCACCATATACCCGGCTAAGGGCTATACGCAGTTCAGCATTATCATCATAGAGTTCCTTAGCAACACGCTGCCTTAATTGTTCATATAATTCTTCTTTTTGTTTCAATTCCCTTATCGCTACGCTACGCCTACCGCTCAAGCTGGGATCGAAATACTCTATCTTTTTTCGGAGTTCGCCCATGTCATCCACAAGAGCATTTTTTTGAGTTTCTATGTCTAGCTCTAGCTTTCTGTATTTACTTAAAACCTCATCGTAATCTTTTTGTGCTTTAGCTATTCTTACTCTATACGGTGATTCAGGATCATCCGCATATTTTAAAATCGCCTTCCGCGCATCCGATCCTTTGAGCAGTTCCCCATCTGCATTCACCGCCATGCGTGCCATGGTGGAGATTGGGGCACCTGTAGCAGCCACCGGGGGTGGCGTGAGTGTCATGCCGCCCATCCCAGGCACCGGAGCCACTCCACACCGGCAGTTGGGATGGGTAGTCGGGCCATCAATCTTGCCAATGCTTTTAACGTTTGTATCAAATTTTTCTTTCAGTAATACTTGCTGGCCGTTCATGCGTTGACAAATGCCGCACGCTCCAAAGGGCGTAGTCATCCATTCCTTTTTGGCATCGCCCCCTAACACCCCTTTTTTCTGAGCCTGGAACCATGACTGCTGTGCCCCGGCAGACAAGGCATCTATTGTTTCTGTGCGGGCAATCGTGATCCCCCGTCTACGGATCATTTTCTTTTTTAATTTGATCCCGGCTTTGGCTTTGGCGGCTGGAGATAATGCCGGGTTTAACCCCCGCACATATTTTTTTAACGCAGCAGCCTGTGGGCGGTTTAACCCCACCATATTTTTTATTTGTTTTGCCGCTTCACGGGGGGGAATTTGATCCCGGATCATGTCTCTGATGAAATTGCGGATCGCTATTTTTGTTTCAGTATTAATAGCCGTGACTCGTTTGGCCGCATACTTCGCCGCAAATTTTTCAGCTTGCTTATTCTTGGCATCAAAGCCAAACCGCAGTGACTTAACTTTTACCGTATCGGTTGAGTTGTTTGGCACCGAAGTGGCCCCCACGATTCAAAGTCTGTTTGATGCTGGTGTTGACTGGTGCCATGGCTTCACGCATCCGTGTGGGCGTGACCACACTCCGTAGCGCGGCTTCTTCATCCCCCTTGGCTAAAGCTAATGTGAGTTTCTCCAGATCAACCGCATTTTCTAAGTGTGCTGCGGCCCGAAGAAACCGGGCTTCTATCGTGGGTTCAATTTTATCCGCCATTTTTTCAATGGCTTTCAGATCCTCGCTCCTACTCATCAGTCTCTTCTACTTCAATGACTTCCTCTGCCGGGGGCGGGGCTTGTTCCGGTTCACGGCTAATTTCCTTCTTTTCTTCTTCATCCGTGACCCCATACCGTGCCCAGCCACCTTCCGTTAAAATGTTCCAGAAAGTTTTGTAGGAAATCTCCCCGGCTTGAAGGGTAGCCAGGGCAGTTTGGATTTCCTGCGGGGCCGCTTTGACCTGCAAAAAATCTTTATTGAGTTCTACCCTCACAGGAATATCCTGGGGGGAAGTTTCCAAGCCTTGCCACCAGGCCATTAACTGAAGGGCCGAGGTTAAACCTTGTTCCATGGCCTGGGCCATCGTCCGAAGCGTGGCATGTTCGCCCGCGTGCCGCGCTAACACCGCCGTAGCCGTTTCCTGCGCCACCGTAGGCTGTTCTTCTAACAGCTTGGCACCCAGCGTAGCCATCTGGTGCTGCTTCGCTAGCAGGGCTTTTTCAAGTGACTCCATCCCGGCCCCGGAAAACTCCACCATGCCCGCTTTGCCGTCTTTGTCAAGAATCCACACGGTGGATGGCCCGATCTGGAGTGCATCCACATCATCCCCACTGCCCTTCATGCCAGAGACATAGGGCGTAGGCAACGCCACCAGATGTAAGCCCTGTTCATGATCACAGGTGTTCCGCCAATGGGCTAAATTCAGTTCTGCTAAATCCAGCAACGGCGGATCTTTTAATTCAGGAGTGGTATAGGCTGGGCCAAGAAAGACAAACGGAATAAAGGGCAACGGTTCCCCACGCCGCAAGGGGGTAATCTCCGGGCCATACAATTCCAGTTCTCCCCCGTCTGGTGAACGCCGCCACCGCTGTTGCGTGTAACGTAATTGGTTCCCGTCCAGATGCAGCCGCAGTTCCCGGTACTGTTCCAGCGTGTCATATTTAAACCGATCTTTTTCATTCACCACACGCGGCTGTTCCTGCACCACCAGCAGGGTTAAAATCTCATCCCCGTCTAGGGTAGTCGTATCCCAATTCACAATATTTTCAGCCGTATAACTGACAAAGTAGGGCCGCTTCTCCAGCAGTTCTGAATCTGACATTTCTACCAAAACACCCTGGCGGGCCATCAGCATGACTTCCTCGCTACAGGACAAGGCAAACTGCTCCATGGGAATGTTGGTGAGAGTCACATCCTGTAACCAGGGTTCCACCGCACGCGGCACATCGAAGCGTGGCGTTTTTTGGAAAATGCCGCCGGTCAGCCCGCTAACCGTACGCCGCACCGCGTTATAAAAATTTCCCCGATTTAAATAATCGTACTGGGCCTGGGGCGTAGCGGCGGGGAGTTGTGGTGTGTACGCGGTTCCTGCCGCAATCACTTTTTCCCGGCCCCCGTAGGTGTCCCGCATTTTTTTCCAGATCGGTTTGAACGCGGTGTAATCATCCCGTGGCGTATTCACTGGCATGGGCTTACCTTCCTAAAATTCGATTGGCTCTGTTTCTGATTTTTTTCCGGTCTGCCGCTGTGAGATTCTTGGCTTGCGGCAACCGTGCCAGGGCATTTCTGGCATGGGCTTTATCCGGCATGGGAAAACGGTGCCGCGTGCCACCATTGGTTTTTTGCACAATCGTGGCGGATCGTTTCCGGGCTTTTGCTTTGAGTACCGCCATCCGTTACCCCCACACCGCTGCCACCGCCCGCACTTCACGGGGGGCTAATCGCAATTGAAATAACGCCCCGGCTGCGGCATCCAGTTGATCTTTATAGCGGCTGCGTTTATTGGCAACCACTTCATCAAGAAACACTTTATTCCATGCCCCGGCTACCAGCTTCACCCGGCCAAAGGGTTCATCATCCGAGAGGGGGCGGGCTTGTGAAGCCAGGGGTTTCCAGCGGGTGATCTTATCGCCTGTGGCCGTAATCCCTGTGTAGCTAAACCCAGCCAGTAAAATCCGATGGGCGGCAATGATGGCTTTCCCGGCACTGCCCGGTTCCTGTTCTTCTGCCACTTCTACCCCGATGCCATCCAGCCGTGCAGTTTGTAACATCAACTGATCAACTTTCGCAGAGACTAACCGATCCCGCTGAACATCTTCGATATAAAACACCCCGCTGCGGCTTTCACTGAGTAACACTCCAGCGGTGTAGGGACTACGTTCTGTTTCACTTCCCGCCGCATCCCAGAACCGGACACGGGTGATCACATCATCAGGGGGCCGATCTACAATTTCAAACCATGACCGTTCAAACATGCCCCCCTTTTCCGGTAACGGATTCTGGGCATGTTGGCAGGAATAATCTATGGGGCCAAGTTCCTGTTTAATCGTGGCATTTTCATCCGGGCCAATTCGTAACGGATTCATCAATTCCCCGTTAGTTGTTCTGGGGTCACGCCAGCCCAGCGGGGAAACCCAGGTTGTTGGTTCATACTCGGTCGGTAAACGTAAAATTGTCCAGTCTCCCTGTTCCTGTAACGCACTGGTCAGATCATCTTCATGCCCCCGCTGCATAATGACAATCTGCCGATCAAATTTTTTATTATTGATCCGTGATGACCACACTTTAAAAAACCAGCGGATATCTTCTGTGCGGATAATATCCGAGTGGATCGTTTTGAGATTATGCGGGTCATCTACGATCAAAATATCCCCGCCCTTTCCCGTGGCTGATCCCCCCACCGAGGTACTGATCCGGTAGCCACTCGCGGTGTTGGCATAGAACCCTTTATTATTTTGATCCCCACTGAGCGTAACCCCCCAGCGCGTTTGATACCAGTTACTTTCGATCACCCGCCGTGCCGTAGTGGCAAACTCTAACGAGAGATCACTACTGTAACTGGAAAATAAAAACCGTGTAGACGCATTGCGTGTCCAGCCCCAGGTGGGGAATGCCACACTGGTGCAAATACTTTTTCCTGAACGCGGGCAAATATTAATAATTAGTTTTTTAATCTCCCCGTCAAACACGGCTTGTTCATGTTCACAGATCGCCCCTAAGTGGAACCCATCTATGAACGGGGTACTGGGTTCTATCGTGGGCCACATCGCACGCATATAGTCATGCAATGACCGCTTGCCAAGTTCCCCTTCTAACGCAATTAATTCTGCAATGGATTCATGATCCAACATGAAGATCCCCATTGTGAAGGGTGAGGAATAGATTTGTCAAAGCAAAATACCCCTATTTCTAAAGGGTTTTTACTTCTTTAAAAATAATTGAAAATAAACCTTGCTTTCTTTCTCTGGAGTCTGTAGTATTACTTACATGATGTTGAACGCAACACAAAACACCCTTAACCAGCCAAAGGAGGCTACTATGTTTTCTTGTCATGTTTCGGATGTATCCATCGACATAGCCCGCAGGAATGGCACCTTGCGTGTTGCGTCTTTTCAGACCCGTGACCGTGGGCCGCTGCTGCCTTCGGAAACTTGGTGGGCCGTATCGGACAACCACGGCACCATTGACGTATTCCCCACAGAGGCCGAGGCTCAGGCATCGGCACGGGGTGAATCCCCAGCACCAGCAGAACCGTTAGTATTGGTGTAATCTACACCAGGGGGCTTCACGGCCCCCTTTTTTTTGCTCAATAACTTGCACGCTGTGCCAGCTTCCGCGCTACCAGTTCTTCATTCACATTTTCCCCATCTGCCCAGACGGTAATAATCCAGCGGCCAAACTTTCCCTGCTGATGTTGGTGGGTTTCGATTTGCACCTGGGCCGCTTCACGCAATCGCTTTTTAAGCCAGTCCCGCGATGCACGGCCCGCGATCTTTTCCGGGCCACGCACTTCCGGGGCATTGATTCCCTGAAGCCGTCCGGTCAACGTGAACGTGATCCCAAAGCCCACGGCTACCTGACAGTCCATGATCGTATCGGCATCATAGACCCGCCAGCGGGTGGCTGGGAACACCCAGCGGGAATCTCGCTGGCCCACCTACCGATCCATCGTTCTCACGGCACTGTAGGCCCGCCCGCCCCTGGCTTTACTCATGCCCTTGGATTCATCCCGGCGGCTTTTGAGGCTTTGCGTTTTTTTTCCTCGCCGTGCCCCCAAGGATTCATCGAGTTTTGCATTGTAGCCTTGTGATCTCATACTGATTTTTTTGCCGTAACCAATTCCTTTGGGCATTATTTTTTTCTCCGTTTCTTTTTCTTCCCGGCAGTCTGTAACGCAATCGCGGTAGCTTGTTTGGCGGGGTAGCCTTCCGTGCGTAACTTTTTTATATTCTTCCGAATGGTGGCCCCACTCGATCCTTTTTTCAACGGCACCTGGTTAGATTAACGTATCTTTGAGAGGCGTGCCACTACGCAATTTATTCCAGACAATTAATCGTGATCCCCTGGCCCGTAGATCCCAATGCACACCCCACCTATACAATCCGATCCCCCCGATCCGGGGTTCTTCACGGGCAAACTCCCGGCTGAGTGCGTGAAATTCTTCCAGGGATAAATGCGCGGGGGGATAACAATCCAGTGCCCGCCCTTTGACATGCTGGCTGGTTTTCACGCCCCCGATACGCTTGTTGTGGGCTGCTGTGCGGTAGGCTGACCCAATCCGTATAGGTTTGCCCCCCAGACACTCCCGGTAGGCTTCAAACACCGCTGCAAGCCGTCTAGCACGGCTTTCCCACGCAGCCGGGTAGGGCGTGCCATCTTTGCACCCAAGTTCAGCCCAGGAAAGGTGTGGGCTAAGTTTCGCTTTCACTCGCTTTCCGTTTCTGCTGGATATCTTCTACCAAGACTGCCAGGTGTGCGTGGGCATTTCTCAGGGCCACTTCTGCATCGATCACAGAACCTACGGCTGATGCCACCAGCGGATCAGAGGCCAGATCCTTGGCAGCGGCTTCTTCTCCGACTGTTAGCAGACTGCCGACCATATCAATCGCCCGCTGGCGTTTTTCCTGCGATCCTTTATTGGTTACAAAATTTTCAATGATAACCACAGAACTACTAATAGCCTTGAGAAT